ACGGTGGCTTCTTCTACGGCGGCATGCAGAACTTTGTCGTCGCCAACAACACATTCGAGCAGATGAAGGCTTGCTTCCGACTGGTCGGTGCTGGTTGCGGAGACATCAATTTCTCGAACAACTCGGTGTTTGCGTCTTATGACCCATTCATCAGCGCCAACGAAGATGGAGACCCGAAAAACTTTATCAACGTCAGCGGCTTGAACGTCTACCAGCACTATCGCGGCCCGGTGTTCGCTGGACGTAATGCACGCAACTGGCACATCAGCAACGTGACGCTGCAAGGCGACACTGGTGCTCCTCTTGGGACGCTGGGCATTGGTGACTTCTACGACTCCAGCAACGTCACCATTGACGGCTTCTCGTGCATCGATGAGTTGAACGAGGTGTTCCGGTTCAATGGTGTGCAGGCCAAGCTGTCCAATGGCTTCATCGGACCTTGCGCAGCAGCATTCAAGCCCTACGGCAACTTCACAAACACCGATCTGACCATTGACAACGTGAACGTCACAGGCGCTGTGTTCGGTGCCTTCTGGGATGAGAACTCATCTCAAGGTGGCAATATCCGTGTGGACAACTGCACCTGGAACAACGCAGAAGGCAACTTCTGGCTGACGCAGGGCACACCATCCTACAACGTCACCATCACGAACAGCAGGTTCATCAACGCTGGATTCCCAAACACGGCTGCTGGTACTCGAAACTTGCAGTTCAGCACTTCCGGTGATGTGTTGGTGCAGAACAGCGAGATCGGACGTACCACTGTCAACGCAATCGCCAACTTCTATGTCCTGCAAGACGGCTCTGGCGACTGCACGCTGCTGAACTGCCGACTGACCGATCTCGCAGCACCTGCCGGTGTTGGCAATGAGATTGCAACAAGCACAGCCCCTGTCAAAATCATGGGTAGTCTTGGCAATCGTTTTGCTCAGTTCTATGCAACGGCAGCGCCTATTGCTGGCACTTGGCAGGTCGGTGATCGAGTTTTCAACTCAGTGCCTGTTGTCGGCCAGCCGAAAGGCTGGCTGTGTACTGTCGCTGGAACCCCTGGCACTTGGGTGTCAGAAGGCAATCTGTAATCACAAGGAGAAAGTCATGGCACTCAAGAAAACCTCTCAAACCGCATTTGGCATCGAAGTCGCTGATGCATACCACCGAGTCGAAGGCCTGAAGCTGGTCGGCAAAGACCAGATCGCCTTCCAAGTTCGCTCGTACAAGGACAATTCTGGCCTGCCGCATTTCGCTGATGCGGCTGCTGGTTGCGCCTACAACCTCAACGGCGAGAACCCCATCAAGCAGGCCTACGTTTACCTGAAGACCACGCCTGAGTTTGCTGACGCACAGGACTGCTGATCATGTTGAAAACAGTCGGAAACCCATCTCTGCGCTACGGCGATCAAACGATCATCGATGGCAACCTTGTCATCGGAACCGCTGGCAAAGGCATCGACTTCTCTGCGACTTCTGGCACCGGCACAAGTGAGTTGCTGGACGACTACGAAGAAGGCACCTGGACTACAGCCTGGCAGGGCGGTGTGAACGTCACTGGCACGCCAACTTTTTCCCAAGGTAAGTACACAAAGATCGGCCGGCAAGTCACATTGCAGGGCATTTGGAATGCGACCATTACCACTGGCTCGACTGAAATGTACGGTGCCTTCACAATTCCATTTGCACGGGATGCGGCTGCCGACAGAACTGTTGGAATTGCGGCTGGGTACTCAAACTGGCGTGTTGGTCTGATGTCAAGCGGCAGCCCAACGACGACTGTGTTGTATATCGTATTCCCTGCAGCGTCTGCACTTCCTGCCGGTGCTGACACTTTGAATTTCTGCGTCACATACTTCACAACGACTTGAGGACAATCATGGCAACAAGAAAATACTTTGATGATGTGAAGGTGGTGGACGGTGTCGTTTTTGTCCGAGAAGTGACAGAAGAACTCGACGGAGAAAATGTTGTCTCTCGTGATTTCTCTCGTAGAGGAATTGCACCCGGCGAAGATGTGTCTGATCTACCTGCAGAGCTGCAAGAGGTCTGCAACAACGCCTGGACAGAAGAAGTCGTCCAGAATTTCAAATCTCAAATCCTGAAAGGCAGGTAATCATGGCAACCAACAGTCAAATCGCATTCAACCCGCAAGGCGAGACCGTAGTCATTGCGGCTGCTGTCGCACCTCCGCTTGGCGTGCAAGTCCCGGTCTATCAGAAGTTCTCGGACCATGTGGCTGGCCAGATGCGCATCGTGAACGCCAGTGCCAACACAGTCCACCTCGGCTACGGTCCGACCGCTGCCGAGGCACAGGCCAACGCTGTGGCGGCCACTGCAGGCAACCCTGCACCCAGCATCCCGCTGGTGGCTGGCGCTGTTGAAATCCTTCGCTTTTCTGCCGGCCTGTACTTCAGTGGCGCAGCCGGTGGTGCCTCGACGGTCTACATGACCCCTGGCGAAGGTCTTTGATGGAGTCGGACACGATGCTGCAGGAACAACAAGAAGGCATTGACCTGGTCAAGTACGGCGTGCTCTGGCAGAAGGTCCAGGAGATGGACAAGAAGGTCGACAAGCTGGAGCGCAACATTGAGGAGCTGCTGGCCCTGGCCAACAAGGGCAAGGGCGGCCTGTGGTTCGGCATGAGCATCGTGTCCGGCATCTCAGTCATCGTTGGCTACATCATCAGCCTCTGGAAGCACTGATGGCCTACAAGCTCGGTCCTCGTTCTGTCGCCAGGCTCAAGGGCGTGCATGAAGACCTGGTGAAGGTGGTCGAGCGCGCCATCGAGATCACCACGGTGGACTTCACGGTGTTGGAGGGTCTGCGCGATCCACTGCGCCAGAAGAAGTTGGTCGAGGCTGGAGCCAGCCAGACGCTGAACTCTCGCCACATCACCGGCCACGCAGTCGATCTTGGCGCATGGATCGAGGACGAGGTGCGCTGGGACTGGCCCCTGTATCACAAGATCGCAGCGGCCATGAAGGAGGCAGCCAAGGAGCTGGACGTGGCCATCGTCTGGGGCGGTGACTGGCGCACATTTAAGGACGGCCCCCACTTCGAGCTGGACCGGAGGAAATACCCATGATTCAAGCCCTGATTCCTGCCCTGGCACCGATTGTCGGCAAGGTGGTGGCCAACCTATTCCCAGACCCTACAGAGCGCGCCAAGGCCGAGGCTGAGGCCTTGCGGCAGCTCCTGGAGCACCAGGGCGAGATTGAGCAGGCGGCGGCCAAGATCATCCAGACCGAGGCGGCCAGCACGCACTGGCTGGCGGCCAACTGGCGGCCACTGACCATGATCACGTTCACGGCGCTGATCGTGGCCAGATGGATGGGCTGGGTTGCTCCGAACCTCAGCGAGGCCGAATACCTCAAGCTGTGGTCCATCATTGAGTTCGGCCTGGGCGGCTATGTGGTCGGCCGCAGCGTCGAGAAGATCGCACCAAGCATTGCCAGCGCCATGAAGCGCTGATCAGGACGGCTGGCGCTCGCCAGTCTCAAAGGCCTCACGGCCGTCCATGCTGTTGTGGACCCAGACATCGTGCTCTTCATCAGGCACAGGCCGACACCAGCATTCTGGTGACGGCTCGTGCTCGCGCAGATCGTTGATCGGCACGATGTGATACCTGGCCGGAAGATTCACCGGCACATGCCTTCACCGTTGAAGGCAGGCCAGCCGGCCTGGCCTTTGGTCTGCTTCCACAGCTTGACCATCTCGCAGTATTCGGCCTGCTGGCGCTCGGCCTCCTCGAAGTCGGACTGGCCGACGATCCCCATTGCGATCACCAGGCCGATCAGGCCCAGGATGACGTGGTAGCGTTTGAGTTGCATGGTGGTCTCCTTCAGTCGGTCACGAGGCAGCCATTCTCAATGCGCATAAAGCGCATCAGGTCCAGCTCCTGCGCCACCTCAATGATGGCCTGCTGGGCGCGCTTGGTCAAAGCGCAGCGCTGGCATGTGGCCAAGATGCGCGCGGCCGTCTCGTGGTGGCCGAGGCTGTGGAAGTCGCGCGCCTTCTCGATCTCGCGCTTTTGGGTCTTGTTCATGGTGTTCTCCTTGGTGGTTGTTAGAGCGCCCCGGAGGGCGCTGGGTTGGTCAGGCGTGCAGCTTGGCAATGCGCTCGCGTGCGGTGGCATAAGCCCAGGTGTTGGCAGCCTTTAGGCTGTCGAAGCAGCGCGAGCGCTGCTGCACACCAAACTCGACCCACTCACCATTGCCAAGATACCGAGCGTTTTGGACCCAAGCGTAGAAGTTGACTCCGTTGTCGCGCAGGCCGACGACATAGCCAATGTGGCGGCCTTTGGAGTCGCGCTTGTTGGCATGCACAAAGGTCTCGAAAGTGGGACCGAGTTCGAGGGTGGTGGTTGCATTCACGGTCAGCTCCTTGCTGGTTGGTTGCGATGGCCACATCTTACCACGATTTCCCACGATGCACGCAAGTAGGTGAAAACCCCTAGACCACCTCAACATCGTGCGGCTGCTTGCGGCCGTCCAGGATGGCGTGGATGCGCTTCTCGGTCAGGCGATGGCACCTGATCATGGTGCGTGCAGGCAGCATGTCCAGCAGCTCCCCGTAGTTGGCCAGGACGGTGCGCACGGCCTGGATGCCAGGACCGTCCAGCCTGATGGGCTTGCCTTCGCGCTTGTGGCGCTGGCCAGCCAATGCCAGGCCGCGGATGGCGTCCATCAGCAGGCCGCTGGCGTCCTCGCAGACCTGCATCTCGACCACCAAGGTCTCCAGCATGTTGACGGCATCGCTGACGACTCGCCAGTCCTCCTTGCCAGGCTCCGCGGCCGTCTCCAAGGCGTGCAGCCCCTGGTACATGCGCGTGAGCTGATAGGTGCGCTGATCCTGCGGCAGCGGCTCGCTGGCGCTGGCCATCAGCTCGTCCCAGTGGGTATAGGTCACCGGCCGGCCAGCCGGCTTGCGCTTGCCTGACTTCTTCATGGCGCGACCATATCCACCAGGCTGAAGGTGTGCTCCTCACGGTCGAAGAACACGGCGATGTCCGGAGGCCGCGGCCCACCGATGACCTGGCACGCGGCCAGGCTGATCGGTGCAGGCCGCAGCAGTGCCACCAGGATGTGGCGCTTGTCGTTCGGGCTGTCGGCAGCCATCAGTACGACCTCCAGACCTCAATCTCGACGATCCACAGGTACAGGTGGAACTCGCCACGGTCGAACCCGATGGCGAAATACGGCCAGCGGCGAGGGAACCACTGCACAGCAAGTCGAGGACGCAGCTTCATGCGGCAGCCTCCTCCTGGCTCTTGGCCAGCCCCTGCTTGATGTAGTGCAGCACCTGGGCGGCCAGCGTCCTGGTGTCAGCGTCAGCCTGGCGGCGCAGCGCCAGCTCGACCTCTGGCGGCACGCGGATCGTCAGGTATCGGTCCTTGACGGCCGAGGCCGACGACTTGGGAGTGGTCGGCGCTTTCATCAGTCGGTCATCCCTGGGTTGGTCAGAGATGCCTCCTCGAACATATCGGCGGTGGCTTGGCCGGTGGCCAGCTCGACAGGCACGCCATGCGTCAGCAGGCTGACCAGGTCATCCTGGCCGGCCACCTCGATGTCGAATCGGGTCTGGGCAGCGTGCCTGATGGCCTGCGCCTGGTTGGCAGCGCGGATCAGGCGGTGCTTGTTGGTCTCCGTGTCGGTGACCAGGTAGATGCGAGTGCTCATTGGGTTCCTTGGTTGGTGGTGAAAAAGGCGCTGATCTGCTGCTTGGCATGATCCGCACCTTTTCCCACTATAACCCAATATCCCACACCTTCCAAGTATTCGATCCAGTCCTTCTGCTCTGCGCTGAGGCTGCCACCCTTGGCGCGCTTCATCTCGACCCACAGACGCCAGGCCGGCACAAACAGGTCAGGCACGCCAGAGGACACGCCTTCGGCCTTCAGGCGGCCAGCGGTGGCCTTGCTGCGCGCGCCACCATTGGGGATGGCATGGATGCGCACGCTTGGCCAAGTCTGCCGAAACCAGCGCACCACCTCTCGCTGCTCCTCGTGCTCGGTGGGTATGCGGTCGGCGGTCAAAACGGAATCTCCCGTTCCCACTTTTCGCAGGCGTCCACAGTGGCGGCAAAGTCCTCCGGTGGTGTCATGAAGAACTCGACGCACAGGCCGTCGACACCGTAGTGCTCACAGGTGTGGCAGCACTTGGGTGGCCCGGCCTGGACCCACTCACGCCACTGGATCAGGAACTCTGGCTCTGGTGGTCTGGTGGTCATACGTTGCGCTCCTTCAGCGCGGCCTCAATGGCGAGGGCAAATTCAACCATCTCAGCATCGCTGCTCGGCTCGTTGTACATCGGGTAAATCTCATCCTCCGTCAGCCCTCGCCACTCGCGGCGGGGTGGGTGGGTGAAGAGCGGGGTTTCACCGCGCAGCCCAGGGCGGCGGTCGGCCGCAAGTACCAGCATGGTTGAGTGCAGCCACGGATGAGCGTCCTGCGGCGTGCTGGCATCGTGATACAGGTACGCCACCGGCTCCTGCTCCGGCTGCTCCAGCGCGGCGCGGAGGGCGGTGATGGCGTCACTGCAACGCTGCCCGCGCACAGGATCAACATGCCAGTTGAACAGGCTTTCCAACGCCTCCAGCGCCTGCTGGGCGGCGGTTCGTAGTGTGGTCATGCCTGCTCCTTCACAAACGTGCCATCAGGCATCAGCGTGCCTCGGCGGTCCTTGATCTGCTCGTAGGCTCCAGCCAAGCAGCGCGTCATGTCCAGGTCGCGCAGTGCGCAGTAGTTGATCAGGCACACCAGCACATCACCCACAGCGTCCTCGATGGCGGCGCGGTCGCGCTTGCCTTCGGCGTCGGCCAGCTCTCCCATCTCGCTCACGGCTTTGAGCAACTGGCTCACAGGCGTGGCATTGGGGATGATGCGCCTGTCCTCGGCCCACCTGATGACCTTCAATTCAATCTCTGACCAGCTCATGTCCAGCTCCTCTTGATGACTCGGTGAAACTTCCCGTCCATGCGGTACTCGATGACCTTTGGCGGCCTGCTGCTGCTCATTTGCGCGGCCAGGTACTCCAGACCTTCGCTGTCACTCATGCGCTCAGCCTCGGCCAAGTGCGCGCCTGACGAGTTGGCCATGTTGAAGAGCTGCTGCAGCGCACGCTGGCCGGCATACCCTTCATGGAGCACCGGCAGATACTCGGTGATGGGCTTGTCCGACAGACTGCCATAGTAGGTGCAGGACAGCATCTCCTTGCCTGATGCGCGGCTGACGTGCTTGCGCCAGCTCCAGGAGGTGACCTCCAGGTCGCTGCCTTCCAGGCCCATGATGTCGTCGTTGCGCAGCTCCAGCTTCTTGCGCTCCGGCTCTGGGAATGGCGTCAGGCACGCAGGGCAGATGGCCACTGCGATGGCGCACAGCTCGCCACAGTTGTCGCAGACCTTGACTGGTGCCTCGCCATTGCCTTCTCCGGCCTTCTTGGGCGGCTGCACTGCGGTGATCGGCCCATGCGTGGCCACCACGCCAGCAAAGTCCAGCACCAGGCAATGGTCGGTGTGGCTCTTGACCCGCATGCCGCGGCCGGCCATCTGGACGTACAGGCTGGCCGACATGGTCGGGCGCAGCATGGCGATCAGGTCGATGTCAGGGTAATCGAACCCAGTGGTCAGCACGTTGGCATTGGTCAGGGCGCGCAGCCGGCCAGCCTTGAACTCGGCCAGCAGGCGCTCGCGCTCCTTCTTTGGCGTCTCGCCTGTCACGCACTCGGCGGCCACGCCACGCTGGCGCAGGACTTCGGCCACATGGTGCGCGTGCTTGACGCCAGTGCAAAAGAGCAGCCAGGCCTTGCGATCACCAGCCAGCTCGATGATCTCGCGCACCACCTTCTGGTTGTTGTCGTCGGTGTCGACTGCTGCCTGCAGCTCAGACTCAATGAACTCGCCACCACGCTTGTGGACACCAGTGGTGTCCAGCTTGGCCTTGGTGACCTTGCTGCGCAGTGTGGCCAGGTAACCCTTGAAGACCAGCTCCTCGATACTGACCGGCTCGATCAGGTCATCGAACAGCGCAGGTTTGTCGGTGATCAGGCCGTGCCCCAGGCGGTATGGCGTGGCCGTCAGGCCAATGACACGCAACGCAGGGTTGATGGCCTTCAGGTCGGCCAAGAACTGGCGATACCCGCCTTCGTCCTTGTGGTTGACCAGGTGGCACTCGTCGATGATCACCAGGTCGACGTGGCCGATCTGCTTGGCTTTGGTGCGGATGGACTGGATGCCTGCGAAGGTGATCGGCTCACCGAGCTGCTTTTTGCCGATGCTGGCGCTGTAGATGCCCATCGGCGCGCCTGGCCAGTGCTGGCGCATCTTCTCGGCATTCTGCTCAATCAGCTCCTTGACGTGCGTCAGCATCAGCACCACGGTCTCTGGCCAGTTCTGCAGCGCGTCCTTGCACAGCGCAGCCACGATGTGGCTCTTGCCGGACCCGGTCGGCAGCACCAGGCAGGGATTGCCTGCATGGCCTGCCTCGAACCACGCATAAAGCTGGTCGATGGTTCGCTGTTGGTAATCACGAAGCACTGCGTCCTCCGTTCATTGCCTTCAGCTCGTCGATCCTCTGCTGCATCTGCTTTGCAGCGCGCAGAGCTGTGAGTTGGCCGATGTATTCGTAGCACAGGTTGGACAGGCGCTCGATCTCGGCGTGCTGGCGGCGCAGTTCGGCAGCGGCTTGTGCTTGTTCTGGATCGCCGACGTGCAGACTGCACGACTCAAGCGCCTGAGCCAGCCGCAAGGCTTCGGGTTGTGTGGTCATGCTTGCCCCCTTGCGCGGAGGGCGGCGGCGCAGCGTTGCGCGATGCCCTCGATGCTGGCGTGCTGGTCGCAGATGTCTGCACACGCCTCGCGCTCGGCAGCGGCCACTTGTTCATTGCGCATGTAAAGCCACTCTGCATGGGCAACCAATGCGTCAATGGCGAACACAACCTCGCGGTCAACTTCATCCCAGGTACGCTGATTGCGCTGACGCACCTTGTCAGCAATGGCGCGTGCGCGTTCAATTGATGCGCTTCTCATCCCACAATCCTCGCGTCAAAGGTCTCGCGCAGCTTCTCCACATACTCATCACCCAGGCTGCACATCTTGGGGTTGGCCAGAATCTCGCGGCTGGTGTAGACGTGCGCATCGCCTTCACCGTTGGCCACATCGCGGCCTTCGATGACGTAGACGGCCGTCCACTGGTCCAGGCCGTCCTTGCGCTCCCAGGGCACCAGGTCAGGGTGCAGGACATGGCTGTCGCAAGCCTGGCGCTGGAACTCCACCGGAATGCCATCGGCCTCGTGGCGCTCGCAGCGCCAGGTGCTGTCCTCCTTGGCCGTGCTGTGCGCGCAGGTGCGGCAGTTGACGTGCTTGGTGGTCTTGGTCTCGTGGCAGAACTCGTGCGCATCGCAGAACTTGCACTGATACCAGCTCGGATCGGTGCTGATGGGCGGCGGCATGCGATCTGATGTGGCCAGGTAATGGCCACGCCTGATGAACTTCTCGGCCACCTCTTTGTCGTAGCGCACACGCTCGGTGTAGATGCGGTCGTCGTCCTTGCAGACGGCCAGGTACAAGGCGCGGTCGATCTCAGTGCCATGCATGTAGAGCTGCATCTGGACAAAGTGCTCTGGCTTGGACTTCTCGACCCCGTTCTTCTCCAGGTCGGCAAAGCTCTTGGAGCTGTGCGTCTTGAACTCGGCCACATGGCGCTTCTTGGGCGCTGCAGGCACGCCAGACTCGATGATGGCGTCGATGCTGCCGGACACATGCACACCGAAGTCCACACGCGCCTGCTGCCGGCTGGTGCGCACGTCCATGCCGATGGCGCGCAGGTCCGACACGATGGTGGCCTCCTCCATCTGGCCGCGCCTGAACAGGCGCAGGATGCGGCCTGGAAACTGGGGCTGGACGGCCCAGCGGAATGACAGCCACAGCCACCTGTCGCATGGGTGGCCCAACTGGCTGCAGCCCATGTGCGGCCTGGGCGGCTCGGCCTGCTTCTCGTGGTGCTTGTCAATCAGGCCTTGGATGCTATGCTCTGGTTCGGGTATCTTCATGGTGCCCGTCTCCTTCTAGTGGTTGCCAACTGCCCAGGACCAGCTCGCGCTGGCCTGGGCTTCTTTTCGACTCACTTCTTCTGCCAGGGCGGCGCGGCCTTGGCCGGCGCTGCAGACGCTGCAGGAGCTGCTGCAGGTGCTGCTGCGGCAAAGGTGGGCGCTGCGCCACCATTGACGGCCTTGAACCCCTTCACATCGTTGCTGGCCTCGTAGGTCTTGCCAGTCTTCTCGTCGGTGCGCGCAGGGCGCACGTCCAGCTTGACCTGGATGCTGGCACCAATGAGCTGGTCGGTGTCCTGAACCTTGGCCAGGCCGATGGCGCGCATGATCTCGCCAAGCTGCTGGCGGCCGATCTCCTCGGCCTTGGCGCTCGCGTTTTTGATGTTGAGGTTGCCGAACACCACGCGGCCCTGGTGGGTTGGTCCGGTGATGTCGTAGCGCAACTTGATGTACTGGCCATCGCCAGCGACCGTGCTCTTCAGCTCGGCCTGGGTGATGTTGGCTGTGTACCAGCCGGCCGGCAGCGGCTCGAAGTTGCTGGTGCCCTGGGGCATGTCAGAAGCTGCAAAGGTTTGTCCGAGAAAAGCCATGATTTACTCCTTGGTGGTGATGGGTTCGATGGTGAAAGAAGGGCGGCCAGGTTTGGCCGTGATTGCTCCGGCGAGTGCTTTGGTGATGGACTCATCTGTCGCCTTCCAGATGGCCATGTTGATCTCCGGCTTCCACCGGAACAGCGTGCTCAGGTGATCGGTCAGGCCGTGCTCGGCGGCCAGCTCCTGCACCTTGTCAGCGTCAACCTTGCGGTCGATGCGGCCGACGATCTTGATGGCGTATCCAGGCGTCTTGATGTTCTCGGTGCCTTCGGTCTGGTCCGAGAAGTTGGCCAGGGCGCGCATGGCATCCTCGAAGTCACGGCGGCGCTCTGTGGCCTTGCGCTCGGCCTCTTTGGCCTCCAGCCACTGGGCGGCCAGTTCCTGCATGGACTTGGTCATGATCACTTCCCTCCGATCTTGGCGATGACTGCACCGAGGTCCGGTGCCTCCCAGGCGTCCAGCTTCCCGCTGCGGTCCTTGGCCAGCCAGAGGCCGTCTGAGTCGCACATCAGGGCGCGCTGGGTGTTGTTCTCGCTGTCCTTCTCGACACGCAGCGCCAGCACCTCGTCGAAGAAGTAGGGAAGAGCCTGTCCGGTCTTGTTGCCAGGCATCGAGGGCGCGTACAGCACGCGGCCCATTTCGTCCTGGGTCTTCTCCAGCTTGGCGCTCATGTAGACGTGCCGACCAGGCAGGTCGCGGAATGCGCGGATGATGTCTGCCATCTGCTCCTGCATTGCACCGTAGGCCTGGCGTGGGTCTTTGGTGGCCTTCTTCTCGGCATTGAGCACCACCTCAGCGATCTCGCTGATGGAGTCCAGCGCGACCGACTGGAACCCCTTGGCCTCGTCGGACTGCGTCAGCCAGGTGTAGGCCTCCCGCAGCGTCTCCATGTCGCTGATCTCGATGAAGGGCAGGTCGGCGTCCTGGATGGACAGCAGGCCTCCTTCAGCAGACAGCACGATGGGCTGCGGCAGGGTCTTGATCAGTGAGGTCTTGCCTGCACCGGCCTGGCCGTAGACCAGGACTTTCACACCGTTGGCAGCCAGGCTGCCGGTGGTCTTCACGTTGATTGCCATGTTGGCTCTCCTTCTTGGTTGCAAAAATGGCCGGCTTGCACCGGCCTCGTTGTTGTCAATGAGCAGCGCGCTCAGCGAAGACACGCTGCAGCTCGATACCTTGACTGACATACTCGTCAGAACCGTAGACCGGATCGACTTCGTACCACTGAGTCGCATCCAGACGACCACCTTCTGCCAGGCGATCCTGAACACGAGCCACCAGGCGCTCCAGGCGTGCGGTGGCATCTGCGCGCAGATCAGGGAAGTGCGGCTCGCCCGTCTCTTCGCAGTATTCGCACTTGGTGCCATTGATGGCCAGGTTGTGCCTCCAGCGGCGACCGGTGTTCACGTTCACCAGCTCGACGAAAAAGCGCTCAGCGATGAAAGGATGACCATCGTCTTGACGACCTGCGTCGAACAGGTCAGAAACGACACCGACTTCAAACTTGCTGCTCATTTCAATCTCCTCGTTTGCTGCGCCTTCGGCCAATTCCGTTCGCGCAGTGGTTGAACTGTAATCCATTCTGGAGTACCATGTCAACACCCTGATGTGAAATTTTTACGACGAGGCCCAAAATGCTGACCCTTGAACAAATCCGAGAGGCGCTGCGAGACCGCAGGCCTGGCCTGGTGGCTGAGGCCACCGGACTGCACCTGAACACTGTGCGAGACGTGCGCGATAACCCCACGGCCAACCCGACCTACAAGGTACTCAAGGCGCTGTCGGACTACCTGACACGCAGGGAGGCCACGATCAATGGCTGACCTGTCCAAAGTCCTGGGCGGCCCCTGGTCGCCACCACCCGAGAAGAGGGTGGCACCACCAGAAGAGCAACTGATCGACGCTATCAAGGCAGCCGGCCTGGAGCCACCAGAGCAGGTGATCCTGGACGGCAAGATTCACAGGTTCAGGTCCGGCACCAAGGGCACAGGCGGCAAGGGCGGCGACAAGCCTGGCTGGTACCTGGTCTTTGGTGATGGTGTGCCGGCCGGCCGTTTTGGCTGCTGGAGGGCTGGCGTCGAGGTGACCTGGCGCGCAGATGTCGGGCGCAAGCTGACACCCAGCGAGGAGATGGCACACGCCAGGCGCGTGGCCGAGGCCAAGGTGCTGCGCGATGCCGAGCTGGAGCGCCAGCACCAGGTCGCAGCCAGCACGGTCGAGACCATCTGGTCATCGGCCTCCGCGGCGCATCCAGATCACCCATACCTGGCGCGCAAGGGCATCAAGACGCACGGCGCACGCATCACAGGCGATGGCCGGCTTGTGGTGCCACTGTTCGACAAGGATGGCCAGCTCTGCAGCCTGCAGTACATCAGCCACGATGGTGGAAAGCTGTACCACCCAGGCGGCGAGGCTGGCGGCAAGTTCTGGATGGTGGGCACGATGGACGAGCCAGGCATGCTGTATGTGGCCGAAGGGTTCGCAACTGCGGCCACGGTCCACGAGACCACCGGCCGGCCCTGCGCGGTGGCATACAGCGCCAGCAACCTGGTGCCGGTGACAGGCACACTGCGCGAGATGTACGGCCAGCAGCAGACCATCGTCATCGTGGCCGACCACGACAAGGGTGGAGTCGGCCAGAAGTACGCCGACCAGGCCAGCGCCAAGTTCGGCGCGCGCGTGGTGATGCCTCCAATCGAGGGCATGGATGCCAACGATTATGCGCAGGCTGGCCACGATCTGGCAGGTCTGCTTTCCCCGGCCAAGGACAACTGGCTGATCCCGGCAGACGACTTCTCGGCCCAGCCGGCCCCGATCTCCTGGCTTGTCAAGCGCTGGCTGCAGAGCCAGGCGCTGATCATGGTCCACGGCCCATCGGGCGGCGGAAAGACCTTTGTGGTGCTGGACTGGTGCCTGCGCATGGCCAGTGGCATGGCCGAGTGGTGCGGCCAGAAGGTGCGGCCAGGCAATGTGGTCTACCTGGCTGGCGAAGGCCACCACGGCCTGCGTGGTCGCGTGGCAGCCTGGAAGCACCACCACCAGGCCGGCTCCCTGGCCATGTGGCTGTCCAAGGACGGCTGCGACCTCAACACCCCGGCCGGCTATCTGCAGGTGGTCGAGCAGGTGCGCGGCCTGCCAGAGAACCCGGCCATCATCGTGGTCGACACCCTGCACCGATTCCTGGCCGGCGACGAGAACAGCGCCCAGGACGCCAAGACCATGCTGGACGCCTGCAACAGCCTGATGAACGAGTTCAACTGCAGCGTGATCTTGGTCCACCACACTGGCGTGGCCGAAGAGGCCCAGCACCGTGCGCGCGGCTCCAGCGCCTGGCGAGGCGCTCTGGACATCGAGATCAGCATCGTGCCAGGCAAGGATGGCGTGCCTATGCAGATCGTGCAGCGCAAGTCCAAGGACGCCGAGCTGGCCAAGACCGTCCATGTCGAGCTGCAGCAGGTCACCATCCCAGGCTGGTATGACGAAGACAACCAGCCGGTCACCTCCGCGGTGATCGTCCAGGCTCAGGCTCCCACAGCGGCCAGGAAAGACAGCAAGATCGACAGCCATCGCAAGACCTTCGAGAACGCCTGGTGGGCATCCGGTGCCGAGGAGCGTAATGGTTTACCCTATCTCAGCCGGTCGGCAATGGTCGACTACCTGGTCCAGAAGATGGACGTCAGCGAGGCCTCGGCCAAGCAGTACATCAAGCCCAGCAGCCCTGGAAAACCCATCGCAGACCTGCTGGTGGCCGAGATCATCGAGGCCTTTGAGCACGGTTGGCTGGTGGTCAATGACATGCATGCCAGCTCCATGCTGATCCGAAAGTCGGAGCGCTGACCATGAGTTATCCACAGAGTTATCCACAGGCAGGCATCGGTAACTGGTAACAGAACGGAAAAAAACGATATGAGTTACCTGGGGCAAAGGCGGCGATTTCGGTAACGTAACGTAATCCCCCCCTTTAGGGGGGGTTACCAGTTACCAAACGCTGCGGCGCTTTTCGGTACCGAGGCAACATAGAAAGTGGTGAAAAGTTATCCACAGGAAAGTTAGGAAGCACTAACATGACAACAGCAAACGACACCCAGGTCGGCGGCCAGCACTACAAGGCCAAGACCATCCAGCCCTGGGACTTCATCGCAGCCAACCAGCTCGGCTACTTCGAGGGCAACATCGTCAAGTACGTCAGCCGCTGGCGCGACAAGGGCGGCGTCGACGACCTGCGCAAGGCCAGGCACTACCTGGACAAGCTCATTGAGCTGGAGACCAAACTGGAGGACAATGCAGCATGACCACAAAATCGCACGAAACACTCTTGTGGGTTCTGGCCACGGTGGCATTCGCTGCAGCCGGCTGGTGGATCGCAATCCTGGCGATCTGGGTTTGGCTGCTTTGGACGAGGTGGTGAACATGGCAACGAAGAAACGAACGACACCGAAAAGCCCTGAGCGCAAGGACATCGCAGCCCTGGTGATCTCTGGCATGCGCTCCGGTCTGAGCGCTTTCAAGGCCTGCGAAGCAGCAGGCGTGCCGCAGAGCACGTTCTGCCGGTGGGTGGATGAGGATGCGGAGCTTGCGGAGCAGTACGCGCGCGCGCGCGAGGACTTGATCGAGCGCCTGGCCAACGAGACGATGGCCATCGCTGACCAGGCCTTCACCGAAATCGAGGAGCAGACCCTGGACATGAAGGGAAAACCCGTCATGGTGAAGAAAAAGGTGCCGGTCGACGTGCAGCGTGCCAAGCTCCAGGTCGACACCCGCAAGTGGCTGCTGTCTAAGCTGGCCCCAAAGAAGTACGGCGACAAGCTGGAGCTGACTGGCGACCCTGACCGGCCGCTGGCCATCCAGAAGATCGAGCGCGTGGTGGTCGGAAAGTGACGACCCTGCGCATCGAGACCCCACAATGGGCGCTGCCCCTGCTGGACCCTGCGCGCTACAAGGCAGCCTTCGGCGGCCGCGGCTCCGGCAAGTCGCACACCTTTGCCGAGATGCTGATCGAGGCGCACATCATGGACCCGACTAGCCGGTCTGTCTGCGTGCGCGAGGTCCAGAAGTCCCTGGCGCAGTCGGTAAAGCGCCTGCTGGAGCTGAAGATCGACGCCATGAACGCTGGTGCCTACTTCGAGGTCCAGGAGGCCGTAATCAAGTCCAAGAAGGGAGACGGCCTGATCATCTTCCAGGGCATGCAGAACCACACGGCCGACTCGATCAAGTCGCTGGAGGGCTACGACCGCGCCTGGGTGGAGGAGGCGCAAAGCCTCTCCCAGCGCAGCCTGGACCTGCTGCGACCGACCATCCGCAAGCCAGGCTCTGAGCTGTGGTTTACCTGGAACCCGAGCCAGTCCAGCGATCCGGTCGACCAGCTCCTGCGCGGCGACAAGCCACCACCGGACTCGGTGGTGCTGGAGGTCAACTTCGACGACAACCCCTGGTTTCCAGACGTGCTGCGCGCCGAGATGGAGTACGACAAGGCGCGCGACCCGGACAAGTATGCGCACGTCTGGCGTGGCGGCTACCTGCAGAACAGCAGCGCGCGCGTCTTCCGCAACTGGCGCATTGAGGAGTTCGAGGCACCGAAAGACGCCATCCATCGGCTGGGCGCTGACTGGGGCTTTGCCACTGATCCGACCGTCCTGGTGCGCTGCCACATCGTCGGCCGCACGCTGTACATTGACCACGAGGCCTACATGGTTGGCTGCGAGATCATGAACACGCCAGAGCTGTTCATGACCGTGCCGGAGGCCGAGAAGTGGCCAATGGTGGCCGACAGCTCCAGGCCCGAGACCATCAGCCACATGCGCAAGAACGGGTTCCCGAAGATCATGTCGGCCGTCAAGGGCAAGGACTCGGTGGTCGAGGGCGTCGAGTGGCTGAAGTCTTACGACATCGTGGTGCATCCACGCTGCACACACACCATCGACGAGCTGACGTTCTACAGCTACAAGACGGACCCGCTGACCGGCAAAGTGCTGCCGGTGCTGCAGGACAAGCAAAACCACGTCATTGACGCACTGCGCTACGCATGCGAAGGCGTCAGGCGTGCCGCGGTGGTCAGCAGGCAGGTGGACTTCACACCATTGCCCGTGACCAGTAAATGGTAGAAAATACTTGCAAATAGGGGCGATATATGGCACGCATGTCAAAAGAGCAGTATCTGAACAATCTCCACAGTGATGCGCTGAATCAATTCAACGACATCCAGACTGCTCTGCGCGACGAGCGCTTGCAGTGCCTGCAGGACCGGCGCTTCTACAGCCTGGCCGGCAGCCAGTGGGAAGGCCCACTCTGGGATGTCTACGAGAACAAGCCCAGGTTCGAGGTGAACAAGGTCCACCTGGCCGTCATCCGCATCATCAACGAGTACCGAAACAACCGCATCACGGTCGACTACGTCAGCAAGGACGGCAGCGAGAACGACAAGCTGGCTGAGACATGCGATGGCCTGTACCGTGCCGACGAGCAGGACTCGGTGGCCGACGAGGCCTACGACAACGCCTTCGAGGAGGCGGTGGGTGGTGGCTTTGGTGCCTGGCGGCTGCGCACGGTCTACGAGGACGAAGAGGACGAGGACAATGAGAAGCAGCGCATCCGCATCGAACCTATCTTCGACGCCGACAGCTCGGTGTTCTTCGATCTGAACGCCAAGCGCCAGGACAAGGCCGATGCGCGCTTTGCCTTTGTTGTCACCTCGATGACCCGCGCCAGCTACAAGGAAGAGTGGGGCGACGATCCGACCGACTGGCCGAAGATCATCCACCAGTACGAGTTCGACTGGTGTACGCCTGACGTGGTCTATGTGGCCGAGTACTACAAGGTCGAGGACGTGACCGAGACCGTGCGCATCTTCCGCGCCATCGACGGCACCGAGGAGCGCTACCGCCAGGCCGACTTCGATGCCGACCCTGCGCTTGAAGAGACGCTGGCGGCCATCGGCAGCCAGGAAGTCCGGCAGCGCAAGATCAAATCCAGGCGCGTCCACAAGTACATCATGTCGGGCGGCAAGATTCTGGAGGATGCCGGCTACATCGCAGGAAAGGAAATCCCCATCGTGCCGGTCTACGGCAAGCGCTGGTTTGTCGACAACGTCGAGCGCTGCATGGGCCATGTGCGCCTGGCCAAGGATGCGCAGCGCCTGAAGAACATGCAGCTCTCCAAGCTGGGCGAGATCAGCGCGCTGTCCAGCGTCGAGAAACCGATCCTGGTGCCTGAGCAGGTCGCCGGTCACCAGGTCATGTGGGCAGACGACAACCTGCGCAACTACCCGTACCTGCTGGTGAACCCGATCACTGGACCGGACGGCAGCCAGCAGATCAGCGGCCCGGTGGCTTACACCCGCAGCCCACAGATTCCTCCGGCGATGGCAGCCCTGCTGCAGATCACCGAGCAGGACATGCAGGACATCCTGGGCAGCTCGCAGCAGGCCGACAAGATGGTCTCGAACATCTCCGGCAAGGCCATCGAGATGATCCAGACCCGCCTGGACATGCAGACCTTCATCTACATGAGCAACTTTGCCAAGGGCATGAAGCGCTGCGGCGAAATCTGGCTCTCGATGGCGCGCGACATCTACGTCGAAGAAGGCCGCAAGATGAAGGTCGTCGAGGCTGACGAGTCTGTCGGCATGATCGAGCTGATGCGGCCGATGGTCAGCGAGACTGGCGAGGTGGTCATGGAGAACGACCTCAGCCGCGCCAAGTTCGACGTGAACGTCGATGTCGGCCCGTCCAGCTCCAGCAAGCGCGCAGCGACCGTGCGCGCACTCACCGGCATGATGGCCATCACAGACGACCAGCAGACCAAGCAAGTGCTGCAGGCGATGGCCATGATGAACATGGAAGGCGAGGGCATTGGAGAGGTGCGCGACTTCTTCCGCAAGCAGCTCGTGCGCATGGGCGTGGTCAAGCCCACCGAGCAGGAGCAAGAAGAGATGATGGTCGAGCTGCAGGGCCAGCCCGAAGACCCGAACAAGATATTCCTGCAGGCCGCGGCCGAGGAGGCGATTGCCAAGGCGGCCAAGGCGCGCGCAGACACGGTGGACACCATCGCAGATGCCGAGTACAAACGAGCCAAGACGGCAGAGACGCTGGCCAACATCGACAACGAGGACCAGCGCCTGGCAGTCGAATCTGCTCGCACAATCTCCAACATGGTGACCGGACGTGGCTGATCCAACCATCAAAGACCTGGCATACCGAGCGCTGGCCTCAGTGGTCGGCACGCCAGTTGACCTGGCCACGATGGCCATGCGGCCGTTCGGCTACCGCACACCAGACGAGCAGGTCGTCGGCAGCAGCGAGTACATCGGCCGGCAGATGGAGCGTGCCGGCCTGGTCAGCTCGGCCAGGGCACCGATCCAGGAGTTCCTGGCGTCGATGGCCGTGCCAACACCTGGCGGCATGGCCAAGGGTGGCGCAATGCTGGCCGGCATGGCAGCCATGCCACGAGCCAGCAAGGCCGAGAACATCGCGCGCGGCCTGTACCACCCGATTGGCGAAGGCAAGAAGCTGGAAAAGCCAGTCAGCGAGATGCAGTTCACCCAGGAGGTGGTCAAAGACCTGCCCCCGCGGCAGATCATCACCCCTGAAAGCCTGCAAGGCGCAACCATCTTGCCGGCCACTGGCGACCGCACGGCAGCCGGCCGCATGCTGACCGAGATCGAGGGAGTGCGCCTGCCGACTCCGGTGGCGCTGGAGGGCGGCCCGGACTTCATGCGCACGCACCTGCCATTCGGCGCAGCCTGGGCGTCTGACAAGGGACCGATCACCGGCCTGTCCAAGCGCGTCCAGGAGGCGGCCAGCAAGGGCAGCGGCGATGTCTACATGGTCTACACCCCGATGAGCCATGTCGGCGGTGACTTCTCGACCATGATGTCAGATGCGTTGCTGGAGCAGATCAAAGGCGGCAAGATCACCAAGAAAGCCAAGAAAGAGTTCGACCAGGAGGTGCGCAAGTTCCGGCCTGAGTGGAAGGGCGTCGACAATCCGCAGGCGCGCGACCAGCTCAACGCCAACGGCGCGCTGCGGCATGCCTTCATCGACCGCATGACGCTGGACCAGTTCAAAACTGCCGGCTTCCCAGACCTTCCGACCACTCGCGCGGCCATCACCGAGCAGTCGCTGATGGACGTGCCGATCCATGCTGGTGGCTTCGCTGTGGCCAAGATGGACCCGACCGGCCGCATCATCACCGAATCACCAGCTCCGCACACCACCTACAACACGCAACTGGCTGGCCAGTATGTCGGCGGCTTCGAGCAGCCTATCCCGCGCGAGCTGATGTTTTCCGACTTCACGCAGGCCAGGCGCGCTGCCGGCACTGATCCGGCTGGAGACATCCGGTCGTTCCAGCTATCGAACCCGGTGCAGCAAGCCACCCAGCAATGGGTTGACAGCTTGATGCGTTTCATGGAATCCACGAGGACAGGCCGATGAGCACGCAAGACGAGTTCGAGCGCCTGGTCGAATACATTCACTCTGCCATTGAGTCAGAGCAGCCGGAGCCAGCCGAATTCAAGGCTGAGACCGAGCTGCGATTGCGTCTGGTCTATGCAGCCTTGCGCAGATCGCTAGGAATGAGTGAAAATGTGGGAAACGGTAACCACTCAGCCGTTCAAATTGAGTGAGTTTGATGGGGTCAAAGATGAATTTAAAGGCAGAAGCAGGAGAAAACGACAACGGCGGCGATGCCGCGGTGCTGGATGACGAGCAGCAACCTGTTGAGATTGAAGTCAGCGAGGACGATTCCGCTGATGGCCAACAGGACGCAGGTTCCGATGACGAGCACGCGGAGGAGTCAGACGAAGTTGTGGTCTCCATAGGTGAGGAGTCGCCACCCACCGAAGAGGAAGTTCGCGCACCTGAATGGGTTCGAGAGCTACGCAAGGCCAACAGGGAAAAAGAGCGTCGAATTCGTGAACTCGAAGCAAGGCTCGCCACCACTGCACCTGAGAACAAGCCAGTGCAGTTGGGACCGAAACCGAAGCTGGAGGACCACGACTACGATGCTGAGAGATTCGAGCAGGCATTGGACGCCTGGCATGAGCGCAAGCGGCAGCATGACTTCATGGTTGAACAGGCCAGGATGGCAGAGCAGCAGCAGCATCAGGCCTGGCAAGCCAAGCTGGAGGGCTACAGCAAGGCCAAGGCCGAGCTGAAGGTCCGAGACTATGAGGATGCCGAGGCGATTGCCCAGGAGGTCTTCAGCGTCACCCAGCAAGGCGTGATCCTGCAAGGAGCTGAAAACCCTGCGCTGGTGGTGTATGCACTCGGAAAGAACCCGAAGAAGGCGGCCGACCTCGCAAAGATTACCGACCCCGTGAAGTTTGCTTTTGCGGTGGCAAGACTGGAGAAAGAATTGAAAGTCACAAATCGCAGAGCAGCACCCGCGCCTGAGCGCATCGTCCAGGGAACTGGCCGAGCATCCGGCACGGTGGACTCAACCCTTGAACGGCTGCGCGCCGAAGCTGAGAAGACTGGAAACTACACCAAGGTGCTCCAGTACAAACGGCAGAAGCAAGCAGCATCCAGAAACTGATTTTTGAAATAGGAGCCAATCATGGCCAATAGTTTTTCCAAAGAAGAGCGTGTTGCGTTCGAGAATTTGCTCGAAGGCTTTCACGATGCCCTGGTGCTCTCGCGCAACGTGAGCATCTACAACACCGACCAGACGATGATGGCTCGTACCAACGACATCATCTGGCGTCCCCAGCCCTACATCGCGCAGTCGATCTCCTCGACTCCCGGTGTGGCCATCCCTGGCTACCAGGACATGACGCAGTTGGCTGTTCCGGCCACCATCGGCTTCAGCCGCACGGTGCCCTGGACCATGACTGCGCTCGACCTGCGTGATGCGCTGCAGGAAGG